TCAGCCTATTACGGGGCTGTATTTTTGTTTTAGTCCGTCCGATTTGGTGGCGGTTCTTTTAATGTCACTGGCGTTGTTCGGGGTTCCGGTGTTGGCGTGAGTGTGTGCAGCCGTGAGTTCGGCCAGTTCTTTCACCACATCGAGTGTGTCTAACATCAGCTGTGCCACGTTGATTTCCTCACTGCCTATCCAGACGACCGGCGCTATGATTTCCTGTTTCTGCCCGGCAAGGCTCTGGCGTATCTGGCCAATCTTCTCAATCAGCTTTTGCCCGATCCCGATAGTGGCATTTTCCGTTATGGCCAACTCCATGTTTTTACCAACACTGCCGACCAGGCTACCTTTGGCCGCAATGCTGTAATCGCCGTCCGCTATCTGCTGCACGGCTCCGGCCAGCAATGTGGCGGTACCGAGCACAACGGTTTTATCCGTGGCTTGTATGGTGGTGTCCCGGATGACCAGTTCCCGTTTTTCAGAATCCGCAGTGACCTGCCGGTGCATGGATGATTCGCTGATGGTCTGGTCTGTCTGCCGCTGCCAGCTGCCATCCTGTGTGATGCGCTGTGATACTTCCTGTCGCTGCTGTTGCAGCTGCTCCCCCGGCTTAATATCCGGTAGGGTATTGCCCTGGCTCAGGGTCTGGCGGATAAACGGCTTATCCTGCCGTCCGCCCTCAAAGGCGATTTCAACCATGGTACCGACCGGCGGGAACTGAAACATACCGCTTTCACTTCCGGCCATTGGTAACGGCAGTGGTACCGCGCTGTAAACCGGCGCACCGGATTCTTTGCCGTCAGCATCAAGCAACTGCACATCCACGGCATAACGCGGGCGGTACGGATCAGACATATCACCGGCGGCAACCGGTTCAGTATGTGAAACAATTCTGGCCGTCTTCGGCAGATGCAGCCCGGCGGACAGCTCCGGATAGGCGCTATCAATCTGGTTTTGTACCGGGTTCTTTCTGGCTGCGGACCCGGTAACTGCGCTGCTAACTTCCCACGTCAGCGTCATATCCTCGTTATTGAGGTTAACCTTTGTCAGCCGCTGGCCGTTGGCTTTTACGCCCGGGCGCAGTGACTGCACCATAGGGATGGTCATGCTGTTACCACCTGCCTGACCGCTGGCAAATTCATTCGGGATCTCAACCGGCTTCTCCGCGAACAGGGAATCCGGCCAGCTGCCAACAAATACGGTGCCGTCCGGCAACTGCTGCCAGATGTAATCCGGAATACTGAACACATTGCCGAGGTTGGCCAGCAACTGATAGCCGGTGCCGTTGTGGGTGAAATGGGGGATCGGCTTATCGGCATAGCCGGATGCCGGAACCTCAAAGGTCAGTCCGGATTCTTTCTGCAGAAAGTCGGTGATGGTGCGTAATGTCGGGTGCTGAAATGAACACGGCCACGGCTTTTCAAAAACGCAGGTCAGTTCGCGGACAAGCAGACGCTGAAATCCGTTTGCTGACGGCTGCGCCCGTTCCACATAGCCGGTGAAGTAGCGCAGCAATAATTCCGGATAACCGGCATCCAGCCGCACCAGTTTTCCGGCGTAATCCGCGTCTGTTTTGACGGTGACAAATCCCCGCCCGGCAGCGGAGAGTTCCAGCATGATATTAACGTCCGTGATCTGAACTTCTTCGCCGGATAACTGAAGTCTGAATAAGGGTTTCATTGCTGTTATTCCAGTGCGTCATTAACCGGCTTCAGGACTTTTTCCTCAAACCATGTCAGTTTTTCCGGTTCTTCTTGTGCTCCGGTACCGGCTTTTCCGTTTTTACCTGCACCGGCGGTGGTACCCTGTTTTTTCGCGGCCACTTTTCCGTTTGCCCGAGCCTCGCGTTTTTCAGATACCGACAGGTGTTCACGCAGGGTGAATGTTATCTGCCACGCCTGTTTACCTTCGATTTTGCTGGCATCAATGGAGTTAGTGAACGTACCGATCCGGAAATTAATTGCCTGGGCCGTCATGTTGGCCACACGGTAGCGTTTCAGGTTGCCACCGTCTTTGGCCTCTGCCAGCGCAAAAAGGCGGGTCAGTGCTTTTGATTCCGTGAACGGCAGAATGCCGGTTATCCGGAGTTCTTTTGGTTTTATTCCCTGCTCTGCCACGGCGGTGCTGGATGATTGTCCGGACTGGTCTTTGTCCTGGAACATCATAGACGGCGTGACCGACAGATTCTTAAGCGGGATCGCTTCGCCGTTCAGGGCGAGGACTATCGTCTGCATTGCTTAACATCCTTGTTAATGCATCAATTTCGTGACCGGCGAACAGGGTCGCCAGTGTGTAAACGGCATCCGGCTCCGGAATGTCTTTTTTCATCTTTTCAGCCAGTACCGTGGCATCATCCGTTCCGGAAAACGCCCATACAGAGGCAGATTTCCCCAACAATCCGGCAAGTGCGTCACTCATCTGTTTCAGTGCGTTGTCTTTCATGGTACCGAAATCAGAGAGTGCGGATTTCAGGTTGTCCGGGCTGGCCGGTTTACCGGCGGCAGCTTTGGCGGCTTCAATCAACTGTGCATTCCCGGCCATGCGGCTGGTCGCTGTGGAAAGTGGCTGCGGCAGCGGCAAACCACCGGCCATTTTGCCGGGCAACTGCATTTTTGTCGTCGCCAGTGTTTCCGCCGTTCTGGCCATCCGTTCAACCTGAGAAAATACCGGCAGCGGGAAAACCGCCGAAAATGCCGAAAGTGACTGCATAAATTCCGCAAAGGTTTTGCCGGTAACCATCAGCACCAGTACCGAAATCTGACCGGATCCGGCAAGTTTCCCAGCGATAAAATTTACCGCATTGACCGGGCTTAAATAGCTGCCGGAGTCGTTGGTCTGGCCAATGCCATAGACAAACGGGTGTACCGGCAGTATCGAACAGGTGATCGGCGGCATATCTGCCGCCATGCTCATGTTTTGCCGGTGCCAGCGCGCGGAACTCATTCCGGTTTCTCCGGCCAGATGATATCCGGGGCGGTTGAGGTGTCTACCGCCTGGACTTTTTGCACGTACAGCATCCATTCCGTGAGGCTCGCCTTGTCTTCATCAGTGATAATGTCGAGCATTAGCTGTGTCTGCCAGAGTTGGGTCTTTTGGTTGGCTTCGGTGACTCTGGATTGCTTTTCATACTCAGCCTGAACTACCAATTGTTCCCTGGTCATTATGGGTTTTAACAATTTTAAGGCCTCATTCCGTGATATTTCCGTGGCATCCACATTCAGCCATTTTTTTGGCTCAACACCATCGTCATAAAGTGAATAAACAATGTTATCTTTATCTTTGTAAAACTTCATATTCATCTTAATTCCTTCCATGCTGATATAACTCCCCATATTTGCTCAGTACCCCAACCCCCCCGGCAACTATAACTAGCTCCCGGAGGAACTACTGCGCTCAGAGAAATAATCTCATCAACATTCGTCCATCTGTAAGCAACACGGATATTATTCACAACAATATCAATACTGAAAGGAGCCGGAGTTCCTGAAAAAGATCCAGTTCTGTTTGATTCAATGTAAACAACTATCGGTTTGCTGGTCTGATTTATATATGTCGCTTTATTTTCACGGCTTGATGTCACATCAACCCAGGACTGACCAATACCGATAATCTTGTCAAGCGGCGCAATATCTTTACCATCAATTTTGAAACCATCAGACCCGATAGTCAGTGTATTACCTGTAATCCTGTTTTCCAGACTCAGCTTGTTACCAGCGGTAATCCCCCACCACGCAGCGAAAGTATCCTGGAGATACAGTTCCTGATATACCGATGTACCCGCTTTCGCTTTTAGCGTTTGAACTCGTCCTCCTGGTGCCTCGATATCTATCTGCCCGGAAATCTTCCCACCGGTTTTATCAAATTTTGTCGACAGGTCAGAACTCAAACCGCCGATTTTTGTTGAAAATAAGTCCAATGAAGGTACTTTATTTCGGTCATTGCCCATCACATCGGAAATACTGGCCTTATCAATCTTTTTATTCAGTTCCAGACTGAAATTAGCCGTAGTAACGTAACTCCCCGCAGGCTGATAATCCCCTTTCGGCTGATATTTCTCCGGAAGGTCTTTTTTCAGCTCTGCCAGTTCACGATCAATCGCGGTACCTTTAACCCGCTTATCCGTGATATTCCCGTTTTTGTCGATTTCGGCGATAACAGCAACATAATGCTGAAATCCGGCGGCATCCTGATAATTCGCCAATGTTTTAGCCGTGGTGACTTTGACAAACGTCTGCCATTTGCTGACCAGATTGCCCTGGAAGGTGAAATCGGCGTAAATTTTGGTGTCACGCAGATTATTGAAGGTGGTGATTTCTTCCAGCGTACCGCGCAGCCCTTCGATGTAAGCCGCTCCCGGTGTGACGCGGTATTGTTCGGCGGCTTTGGTGACAAGGAAACCATCACCGAAAAATGCGGCCGCGCCGTAAATATCGCGATTGGCCAGCCGCTGGATTTCATCCATACCGGCCAGACGGGCAGTGAAATCAATCTGCCATGTCTCCGCAGAGGTGGTAATTTGGGTTTCTTTGGCGGCGCCGTTAAATTCCAGCAGGAAAGAGCGGGTGAGAACGTTACCCTGAACGCCGTCAACGGTTTTGATTTTGCGCTGCTCCGGCGCATGGGTAATCATGGCCAGTGTGCCGGATTCTTTGTTAACCAGGCCAATCCAGTTAAAAACAAAATCACCCACATCGGTACCGAGTGTGACGCTGTAGGCCACGGCGTTTTCACTGGCCAGCCCGGCTTTGTTGACGGCCTGACGGTGTACGATTTGCCCGGCCGGCGGCAGCTTTTCATCACGGCTGATATCTTTCGACGGATCAAGCCCCGGCACATTGGCAAAGACAAATTCATTCAGCGCAACGGGTTTGCCGAGCGCGGCTTCCTGCGCTTTCCAGCGCTCAAAATCGGTTGTGATAACTGATGACATAATTATTTCCCTATAATTTCGCGTGATACACGGCGTTATCAGCCTGACTGTTTTCAAGTTTCGCGCTGCTGAACCGGCTTTCCGCGTCAATGCTGCCGATTCGGATAAATAAAACAGGCTCCTGCAATTTTGCGTGGTAGCAGATATATTCGCCCTGAATGTGCCCGACATTCATATTCAGCGTGTTGCTGACAATCACCTCAAAGCGGTACCGGCGGCAGGTGCGCCCGTACTGCCGGATGATGTTCAGTAACAGGTCTTCGTTTTTCGCGATTTGTGAATCTGTGACCCGCAGGATAATGACATCCCAGTCAATATCCTGCTGACGCTCCAGCAGTTCGATATACCCCACGCCGAGGCGCTCAAATATCGCGATAAACCCTGCCACGCTCCCGGCATCTTTGGCATTGATAAACGCAAACTTCACCCGTTTGCGAAACAGATCAAGCGGCTCACCGTTAAAACGGTGGATATCCCGCTGATACGCCAGAATGGCCAACAGACCTTCCGTGCAGGTTTCCGCATCCAGCTGCTGTAATGGCCATGTCAGCCAGCCGTACACGCCAGACCAGAACCGGCGCAGCGCAGCAAGTAATTTCGCCGGTTCGCCTTTATCCATCCATGACGGCAGGTGCAGCCGTTTCAGTTTTTCCTGAAAATCAGACATTTTTCACCACCACAGAGAGCGATTTCAGGCGCGGCACACTCAGTTCACTGATGATGTCAGCGAGTGAGAATGTCAGCGACTGAATATCCGGGAATGCCCGATGAAGTTCGCGCCCGAGGTTTGAAAACGAAAACCGCGAGTATGGCCACGTCTGTTTCACGTCATAAAAGCTGTTTTCACGGAACGCGCAGCGCACCATGTCGCCGGTCTCTTTTTTCAGTTTTTCCAGCTGTTCGCCGGTGAAGTTGGCGATGTTGTCCACAAACAGAGTCAGCACCAGATCATGATGGGTTTCCGGCAGCGGCATACATTGCATGTCGTCGCCGTGTCCGTGGTGTCCCTGATTGGTCACATAATCGTTTACTTTGTCGATAAACGGCTGACTGATCACACCACTGTCCAGCAGTAAATAAGCATTGGCCGTGCCCGGACCGCGTGGTGCATCATGCAGAAAGAAAATCCGGTCAATGCTCAGGCCGACAATTCCGGCAATCATGCCTGCGTATACCGCATCTGTGTGGTAGTTTCCGACCAGGTTGTACTGGTTGCGGCAGCGATCACGTAAATCATTATCACTTTCCGCATCACCGCCCGGCGTGGTCAGCCAGTCGTCTTCATTCTGCACCCGCTCAACTCCGGCCACGGCAACCGGCAGAATACGGAAATAACCGGGGGCGAGGTTATGAGCACCGCCCGGGGCATCTGCCGTTACCGGGATCAAACCGCTTTGTGTTCCCGCCGGTATTTCTGCCGCTTCCGTGGTGCTGACGCTGTAAATCACACCGGCAATCCGTTCTGTCTGAATCACAGTGCCTTTCGGTACCGTCACCACAGGTGCACCGGCGGCTTTGTAAAAACGGATCACCCCGGAAGCCGCGGTTGCCGGTTTGCGTTTCAGGTTTACGCCCCAGGCGAACATATCCAGCCAGACACCGGAAGCCGTGGCCAGATACATATTGCGCATCACCACATTGACCAGGGCTTCTTTCAGCCAGAGAACCGGCTTAATGACGACGATTGTTATCAGCCGCCAGAACGGAGACATGCGGGATGTGTTGGTTATCAGCCCTTCATCGGCAACGGTCTGTTCAAACTCCGCCCGGATCTCGTCTTCGGTAACCGGCATGCCGCTGTCATGCAGCACTTTTTCGTAGTCAATATCGGGTTTGTTCATAAGTCCACTCCCTGACTGATGCGGCCAAAATCATAGGTATCTGCCGTTATCCAAAGTTTTACCTGAGATTCTTCATTAACCCGCACCGTACCCGGCACAATGCGCTCATCATCTTCAACCAGCATTTCTATCTGATTGCGCAGATCAGCCCGCAAAGTGGGACTGCGCTCACCGACCAGCTGCGTGGCAAGACCGCTTTCAATAATGGCGTGAACACAGTCCTGTGCAATTGATACCCGGTTATCACACAGTACCGGCTCATTGCCTGAATTCAGGGTGAAATCGCGGCCTGTGATCAGTAAATCAATGTATAAGCTATCCATGCTGTAACATCTCGTATTCTGCTAATTGCTGCGGGTCAGGCATATTTTTCACGTTAATCGTGACGTTTCCGACACTGCGGCTGTTGTCTTCATTAATGGTTGTATTACCCGCAACACCTTTACCGACCCCATTTTTATCAATCCCTTTTACCTGGCCGCCGGTCAGCAGTTGCTGACTGTTTACCGGCGGTGCCGGTTGCTGATTCAGGTAAGCCGACATAAATACCTGCTGCTGACGGAAAGCCTCTGCGGCGGTTGCTGCATCCATATCCGGCAGCGGTGAGGCACTTTGTCCGGCACCGTCGCTGATTTCCATCCGATCAATATTGACGCCCGGCAGGTAGTTCAGCTTTTCAACAAAGGAGTTGTAGATATCCGCAAACGTCTGTTTTATCCACGTCCAGACCTTGCCGAAAATATTCCGTATGCTGTCGGCCATGCCGGTAAAGGTTTCCGTCAGTGAAAAACTGCCGAACCATGCACAGAGTGATTCCCATCCCTTACCAATCCACTCCCACACTTTTGCATAAACGCCACCAACCCACGTTACGACTGCGGCCATTGCCTTAAATGCTGCGGTGTCCTGAATGGCCGCTTTGATTTCATCCCAGTACTTAATCAGGAAATAAACACCGGCGACTAATAGTGCGACCGCAGCGATCACCAACAGGATAGGCAGGCTCATAAAGTTAAACGAAATTCCGGCCATGACTGCCGCCATGCGGACGGCCAGCAGGGTGCCGCGTAAGAATTTCAGGGTGATATTCCATGCTTTAATAGCTGCGTTATACAGCCATACAGCGGCGGTACCGATTTTCATTACTGCGGTGCAGGCAATCCAGACCGCTTTCAGTGCAGCCCATATCAGCCGGGATATACCGATCACCACATTAAGCGCGGCACCGGCTGCGGCCAGCCCTGTTATCCCGCCGACGATATAGCCTATCCATTTGGCGATATTCGGGAACAGCGTCAGCCAGCGGACTAATGTTTGTCCGCCTTCCGCTATTTTGTTGATTAACGGAGTGATAACCGGCAGTAAGGTCATTCCCACGGCAATGCGGATTGTTTCCCAGATAGACATAAGCCGTTCCCACGGATCAGCCAGTTTATCGGCCATTTCCCGGGTGCGTTTCAGGCCGTCATTAGCGCCGAGTGATGTGATATTTTTACGCAGTACATCCACATCACCGTAAAGCTGTTTCACCACCACGGCAGAATCACCAAAAGCATCATCAATCTCTTTCTGTGCTTTAAGGTTGCCGTCGATATTATCGCCGTACTTCTGGTGCAGTTTTTCCAGCATTTCCGGCATGGAGTTCATTTTTCCGGAGGCATCAACAAAGCTCAGGCCGAGCTTTTTCGCACCATCCGCCGCGCCGGTCATAAAGCCCTCATAGGCTCCGCTGGCCTCTGTGCCGAGTGTCCGCTGCAATTCGCCCAGGACGGCAAGCTGTTCATCAATACCGATCCCGAAATTGGTGCCGGCAGCGCGGGCACCTTCCATCAGGCCGGTAATCTCCGCCATTGAGGTGCCGAACGTCTGCGACATATAAACCGCTTTCCCGGCCAGTTCTTCGGCAAACTGATTTTTACCGACCTGATCGGCATAGGTGGAAAACTGTGAAAACATCTGTCCCATATAGGCAGTGGCTTCGTCAGAGGTAGTTTTCAGTGCTGCCGCCGTGGTATTGGTGACGGTAGTCAAATGCGGGAGTTCGTTATCTGCCACGCCGCTGATCGCTTTACGGATGGTCAGTGCGGATTTGGTGAATTCAACAGAGGATTTCCCGTACTGTGCGGAGAAATCCATTGCTGATTTAGTGACTTTTTTCATCACAGAATCATCAACCCCCTGCAAACTCGCGGTTTGCAGGGCTTCATTCATCTGTAACGCGGGATCAAGCAGGCCTTTCATGGAGAATATCGCACCGGCCAGACCGGCGGCACCGATCGCCGTCTGCTTAAAGGCTTTCTGGCTTTCATCAGCAAAGCCTTTTAACGCCGCGCCCGCCTGCTTTAAAGGCTTGGTGACGTTATCAATCAGGCTTAATGTAAAATCCAGTGAGTTCATTATTCACCCTTAAACGCCAGCGCGATGCCGTTGGCCACGGCGATACGCATGTAATCCCAGTTTCTGTTATCCAGCCAGACAGCACGGGCTAAGTTTTCTTCATCGTCGTTATCATGCGGGAAGTAGTGGCGGCGCAGTGCTGCCGCCTGTTCCAGATGATTGCGATCAATCGCATCAACCCGTGCTGTTAGTTTTTTACGCTGATATCCAGTTTCGGTGCGTACTGGTCATTCACTGTCGTTGCAATCTGCAATGCGGCTCCCGGCAGTTCCAGCAGTTCGCCCAGGGCTTCTTTGTCTTCTTTGGCGACAATGCGGTTCAGATAGGTGTGTGCCGGGGCAACTTTGTTATCCATGGCCATTTCATTAATGAAACCGTTATAGGCAATCATATTCGGCTCAAAGCGGATATCGTTACCGGCAATATTTAAGGTGATTACGCTGGCTTGCTTACTCATTGTTCAGGTTCCTTCTGATGTTTATCTCATCAACCAACTGGTTGTGACGTGCGGCACAATTGCCGTACAGGGTTAAAAAATCCGTTAATGCCTGGCTTAAGTTATTTCCCGTTGTTCCCGTCAGTGCCGGCAGATCTCCCGGGCATTTGGTCAACAGGCTTTCCTGATACTGTTCGTCCGATTTTGGCGGCGGTGTCGTTGTACATGCTGACAAACTCAGGACTAACGCACACATTAGTAAACACAGGCTTAATAATTTCAGTTCGTATTTCTTTGGGGGCAGCATTGGCGATGCTCTCCAACTGTTCTTCCAGTTTCCGCGCCGACTCGCGGGAAATGGCCTGCGATTCTGTCCGGGCCTTATCACCGGCAGCGGTGGCGGCGCGTTCAACTGCCAACTGCACGCTGTCGTGATAAAGCCCGTTTACCCACCAACCCGCACCAAAAGCCGCTGCAAGCAGGGTAAGGATCAGTGCAAGTTGCTTAATCATCACTTCACCCCGTTATGCTCAAGGCTGAAATGATTGCCGTCCGGACGGGAGAAACGCCCGCCCCATGTACCGCCGATGGATTCCCAGTATTCGCCCAATGGCAGATAACTCGGGGTATCGGTTTTATACTGGCCGTTGATGAACAGATTAAAATCCACCGCCAGCCGCTGAGTGTGCAGGCTGTTGCTGATACCTTTGCCGGATTTGGCGTTCAGCTTCGCCTGTTCCGGCGTTCTGTATGCCTCACCAAACGTGAGGCGGTAACCGTGGTCATTAGCCCATAAAATCAACTGGGCGATCATGACGGTAAAAAGAGACTGCTTTTCACTGAGTGTCATTTTTCCATTTTCCCTGTAAGTAACCTGCTGCCGCGCTTTTTCAGCCACATTTCAACGCACTGATAACCCGCGATACCCAATGCCGAGCCGATGCCGGTGACGGCCAGCGGACTGATATCAGGCCACCAGACCAGCAGCGCACCGGCCATCACCGACACGGCAGATCCCAAAATCATACGGCTGACAAACAGCCGGACAGTGATCGGTTCATCCCCGGCCAGTGTTTTGGCCAGCGCGATCACCGCGCCCATAATCAACAACGTAATAAATGTTTTGTTATGTTCTTCCATGAACATATATCCTTGTTTAACCGATTAAATTATCTGTCAGTTCAGATTCCAGATACGGGATGCCGTCGATACGGACAAAATCCGGACTGGTCACAACAAACTTCACCTTCAGGCTGACCACGCTGCCGCCTTTCGGGTCCTGGTCGAGAATGTCAGAGAGGATCAGCTTGCAGCCGAAGGCCTCCACTTTCATTTCTTCTGACCCGGCTTTGGCGTACCACATCAGATCAACCGCCGGAATACTGCGCCATGACCCCGCCGCACGCGCTTTAGCTTTCAGAATGGCTAATGCTTTGGTGCTGAATTCCAGTTCACCTTCGGCAGAAACATCACCTGAAACCCAACCATCCGGGACACCCTGAGTCTGTGCGGCAGCGGTGTTATCCGTGAGGCTTAATGTCGATTTTTCGACATGAATTAATGAGCCGTCCAGAATGAAATCAAAGGACTGACCGGAAATACGCTTAGTCATTATTCGTTCTCCAGTGAGGTGTCGAGGATCACGCTTACTGTGATGCCTTTCGGGCATTCATAGGTGCGGACAATCAGATAAATTTCGACACTGGTTTTACTTTTCCACGTAATCACCACATCACCTTCCTGCGGCGGTCTGCATTCCCCCGGAAAGGTGATGCCGTTGATTTCACTGGAACGGGACATTTCACGCATAACCCGTGCAAAATAGGCTTTGTGGGTTTCTATGCTGCCCGGTGTGCTGTTCAGGCTGCGGTCACCGATTTTTGCAATCGCCCGGATACGGACATTACGCGCCACTTTGTCAACGATGCGCAGATTCTCAATAGCCTGATAATCACCGCCCTCAACATCCAGTGTACGGGCATCTGCCCAGTACAGGCCGTCATAGTCCGAGTACCACATCGGCACACTGATTCGGTTCTTTTCCAGTGCCTGAAGCGTAGCAAGGTCGATTTCTTTCCCGGTACCGTCAACCGGACGTTCCGCGCCCATATCGATCAGCGCACCGGTTTTTACCCGGGCCGGAGTGTCAGCAATGGTCACCGCACGATTACAGAGGCGACCGGCCAGTACACCCGGCTCTTTGCCCCATAATTTCGGCACCAGTTGCACAGATGAGGCGGCAACGCCTTTTTGCAGCTCTGTCACGCGGGTAACATAATCCGACCAGCTTTCATTTTCCTGCGTACCGTCCACGGCCAGAATCGACCAGACCCAGCGCCCGTATTTTGCGATCAGTGTTGCCCGCAGCGTATTGGCGGCTTCGATAATTTCTTTTGTTGCCGGTACCGTCAGTACATAGCCCTCAGTGCTGGCCACATCCTGCGCGGCAATGACGGCATCAACAAACGCCAGCGGTTCGGCATCCTCAGCAATCACATGCACATACCCGGACCAGTTCTGACCAGCGTTTGCCATTGCGGCCATCACGATATTTTTCAGGGTGCTTTCGTCGCGACCCAATACATCGTCAAAATCGGTCTGCGTGTTAACAGATACCGTTTTGCCGGTGTTGGTTTTCCCGGTACCGATAAACAGCACAGTGCGTTCAACTTCCTTTGTCTCGCCCTGCAACTGGTTCAGCTGATTGACCTGCACAAATGGCCATGTCATAAAAAATCCCTCTTATGGTTGATTAACCAAACCCAATCCCTTGTAACTGCCGGGCAAGTGCTTTTTCAAAATCATCCTGGCTGATGCCTAAAAACTCGCGGGACGGCACATCAATCGCCCATGAATTTTTAGGTGCTTCATCACTCAGGATTCGGATCAACAGCCCCGCCTGTGTAAAACTCATTGCACCTTCGATATCTTTTATCGCCGGTTTGCGCCAGCCTTTTCCCTTACGGACTTTGTAGCCCAGTTCGCGCAACCTTTTAGCCTGCTTTTTTGTCGCTTTACGCGAGTTGTCCCGCTGCGATTTAAAGCTGCTTTTACTGATGCTGACGCTCATACCGTGCTGTTGTGAGTACCCGACAACCCCGGCGGGAATATCCTTTTTACCGTTGCGGTATTTACCGCCTTTCAGGTAGATGCGGACGCTTTCCGTTTCCGGCATTTCCCGGATGTGCAGCAATTTCGGCATATTGCGCAGCATCTTTTTACGCCAGTTGCCCTTACGTTGTTCCCACGGCTGACCGTCCGGGGTCTGCTGGTTTCTCACGTTGCGTTTTGCTGCTGCTATCACGCCGTATTTCGCAATCCGCCATAACAGGCGCTGGCGCTTTTTCTGCGGTAAGTCCAGCCGTTTCAGGGTTTCCTGTAACTTTTTAAACTGCGCCGGATCCAGACCGCCTGATATCATTGTCTGGACCCGGTAATTTCAGCATCTTCGGCAATCCAGTGTTCCGGCTCACACAGAGTCCAGCGCTTGCCGTCCATCGGCACAATACCGTTTTCGTCTTCACGCATGCTGACGTTCTCGGCAAGCTGCAATTCAACAACTACAACCGCCTGATGCCCGTCATTAATATCGACATCCATTGACGGACGGGCTAAATCCAGCCGGATATCATCAATATCGTCATTTTCATTCAGCCAGGCATCGATCAGGATGCCGATATAGCGCGGGTCTACCTGCTTATACGGGAAACGCCCCCAGGCGATTACCGCGTTATATTGCTGGATGTGCATCCGGTACTGACCATTGCCGAGATCACGCTGTGCCGGGATAAACTGAATACTGTCCATTTCGCTGCTGAATTCCACGGAACACACACCTTCCGGCAGGTTCTTTTTCAGAAAATCAGTCAGCTGCTGTAATTTGCTCATATCGTTTTCACCGTGGCACGTTTCAGGCCTTTCATATTACGGATCACCAGTGCGGACTCAGCCAGCAACCTGCGGCGCAGTTCCGGGCTTTCCTGCTGCGGGTTCGGTGCCCGGCTGACAATGGCGGTGTACTCACCGAGTAAATCCGCTTTTGCCCTGGCAAAAACCGCTTTCAGGTACTGCGCACACAGCGCGTTCCGGCCTTTGCGGGAAACACCCGGCACATCCTGTGCCGTTGCAAATCCGTCTGCCTGGTGTTGTTTTTGTACTTCTGACAGTTCGCCGTTGACCTCCGTCAGTGTGGCGATCAACGCGTCTGCCAGAAAATCAGCGCTGATGTCTGTCGGAATAGCGCGGCTCCGCTGAAAGTCCTGCAAATCCACATCCGGCCAGAAGCCGTTATTGGTGATGATTTCTTCCCGGTAATCGCCGTCGTTTCCGTCAAACATCATGAATCCTTAAAAAAGCGGACTGTCCGGCATCCATGGCCAATCGCAGTTAACTGCATTGCCTCCGCCGCGCCCGCTTTGGCTTGCGGTAGTTGTTATTCAGCGACGAGGGCACGGAGGCGCATTGCGATACGCGCCCGGTGCGTTTTGACACCGCTGTTATGGTTCAGCTGATACGCACGTGCAAGGTACGAATCCGCCAGTTCCAGTGTTTCTTTGTTGTCTATCGCGCTGGCTTTTGCTTCGGTGTTATCACCTTTCAGCAGTTCCAGTGCCGCGAATTTATACCACTTGGCCTGTATCTTTTCGTGGATCCGCCACTTTTCAGTAACGTTTTTAAATGTCCGCGAGAAATACGGCTCAACAGAGTTTCCGGCTTCACTTTCCAGTTGCGCCCATTCAAGGACGGTATCAGCCACAAAAGCCGGAAATCCGCTTTTAAACCCCGGGGTGAGCTGTCCCTGCTCAATGGCGATATCCGCCCAATCCAATCCCTTTTGGAAATCCCCGACATCAAACAGCCACACGACACAGTAGGAGAAGATCGGGTTTTTATAGACCTTTCCCTCATCAAGATAGCGTTGCGCAGTGGGGAGGTAGTTCGGCAGGAATTCCCGCTTTTTTATCTCCGTGCGTTCGGCCATCGTCAGCCCTTTGAGCCGTGCGGCATCCCGGTCAACAGCCCGCGCCTGCAAATGCATGCTTTCACCGTCAGCAATGGCAACTGCCTTTTGCTTTTCGATTTGCTGCCGCATCTCAACTTTTAAGCGGTGCCGTTGTCCGGGTGACAGAGCCATTACTTACTCCTTCGGCTCCGCAACGGTGCCGATAGTCACCGCGCTTTCATCAATTGCACCGTACAGTTCCGGGTACTCCAGCGCATACCCTTCATTACGCAGGTATTTGTTTTCGTACTGTTTGCGGTCTTCCACAAACTCCGCCTTACGCTGACGCGTACCGCGCTGCGTGTAGATATGCAGGTTTGACAGGGTAGTGACAACCATGCGTTTACCCGGCATAAACGGCGGAATATACGCGGTGCGCCCGGCAATTGTGGTACCCAGCATCTGAGCCGCGATTTTTTCTGTCGGACGGTCAGCGGCCTGATACAGACGGTGCTGTTCAGCAGCGACGAGATCGGCACCGGCCAGCACGACAAGACGCGGATCAGTGCGGTACTGCACCGGAATACAGGTGTTTACGATTTCCTGTGCCATCGCATCCAGCGAACGGAAATCACCTTTATCATCCAGTGTTACCGCTTCGGTGATAACCTGTTTACCGCCGTCCCAGTCTTTGGCGATTTTATGCCAGCCTACGTTAACGTCTTCGCCGTTTTTGTAGGTTTCCGGATCTGTGGTTTTGGCCACATGTGTACCGTTAAAACCGATACGCAGCATATCCAGTGCAAAACATTCATTAATGAAGTTCTGCATACGCTGGAAAAACTCATTTTCTGTTCCGGAGTTCGCCCACACAGACAGCAGATGCCATGTCAGTGCCGCGCCGGAATCGGTTTCAACCAGCTGATAAGTGTTACCGTCCACATTGGTTTTACGTGAAAAACGCCCGTCTTCCACACGCCCGGTAAACAGCCCCGGATTACCGACCGACACAACCTGCCCCTGAAGCTGGTCAACGTCGACAACCGTGATCATGTTTAAGAAACTGACTTCTTCCATCAGAGCCGCACGGAGTGAGGTTTCTTTCGGGTCAGTCAGTGCGAAATATCGTGAGGTATCTTCAACCCCGTAGGCTTGGGCCAGACCAGCCGCATACTGTTTTAAAAACTGGCGCGCCCGCTGATTCAGTTGCATGGATATCCTTCTCCTGAATGTTCTGAATAATTAAAGGAAATTAAAACGTTCGTTTTTATTTCCCTGCGGATTGCGGGACGGCGTGCGGGATGCAACCTGATTCAACTTGCTGAAGTTTTTTGTAATTTCAGGCAGGTTATCGCGCAGTTTTGCAAAGTCTTCGGTATCAACCACTTCCTTGACGGTATCAACGTCTTCCTGCACGTCTGTTACTTCCTGCTGGGTTTCAGCCAGTTTCGCTTCCAGCTCGGCAATTTTGTTTTCCGCTGCGGCCAGTGCCTGTGCCAGTTCCTGCAACTTGGCATCATCAGCCGGTGCCGGTTGTGGTTCCGGTGTTGGCTCAGGATCAGCGATGTTAAATTTTTTACGCCAGCTTGTATCTAATGGCATTTTTCGGTTCCTTTTCTGGTTGCTGTAGAATTTGAGTCGTGTTGTTCCGACACTCGCCGGTTCATTGGTCACGCCCAATCCTTCAAGGTATGTCTTCCCTGTTCCACGGAAGTTGCCGTCCGGCGTGAATTCAACAGATGTAAAAAGAAAGTCGTTCCGGCTGTTGGCTTCAATCAGATTGATGAACGGGATCAGTTTTGCAAACAGGTGCAATGTGCCGGTCTCATCATCTTCTGCCATCAGTTCGGCAACTTCGCCCATCGGGTCGGCATCATGATTGTGCTCAGGCCAGATAAGTGCGGTATACAGCGCCGGATTGTAAAGTTCGACGGCATCAATAATGTCCTGTCTCTCTATAATCCTCCCGTCTACGGTGTCGCCTTCCGTGGCGATACAGAGCCATGTTGTTTTCAGTTGTGACATAGCACCCTCATTCCTTTTGAGGATGCCAGTATTACGAATAACGATTCACACCGCGAATGGTTCAGTTCGGATATAGCCCTATAGCCGAAATCCTGTTGATGCCGCGCTGTTCCTGATACCGCACAATGTCCGGACTATGGCTAAACACTCTGATGCAAAAATACAGGTCGCAAAATCACTCTACCTGCGGCGCTATACTCCGGCGGAAATCGCGGAGGAATTAAATCTGCCTAACCGGCGGATCGTTTATTACTGGGCGCAAAAATGGAACTGGGCGGATATGCTCAGTCATGAAAGCGTGATTGAGGCGATAAACCGCCGCGTGGTGCTGCTGACAGAGCGGAACAATAAAAGTGACGCGGATAAAGACGAGTTGGACAGGTTGATCGCCCATCACGTCAAACTGATGTCACAGCAGAATAAGCACAAAGAAAAGCTGGCAGAGGCCAAAGCACAGGCGGAATCCGGCGGCGGGTACGCCACGGATGAAAACGGGGAGCCGCAGAAAAAACGCCGGTATAAGAAAAACGATATTTCTGAACTGACCCCGGAAGATTTCCAGAAATTTGCCGATGAAATGCTGTTCGGCTATCAGAAGCATCTGCGCATCAATATTAAAAAGGCTATCCGCAATATCCTGAAATCCCGCCAGATTGGCGCGACCTGGTATTTTGCCTTTGAAGCTTTTGAAGATGCCGTGTTAACCGGCGACCCGCAGATATTTTTATCCGCGTCCCGTCCACAGGCAGAGGTCTTCCGCTCATATATCGTCAATATCGCAGAGCAGTATTTCGGTGTGACGCTGACCGGCAACCCGATCAGACTGAGCAACGGCGCAGAGCTGCGCTTTTTATCCACCAATAAAAATACTGCGCAGTCCTACAGCGGGCATCTTTACTGTGATGAATATTTTTGGGTCCCGGATTTCAGACGACTGAACGAAGTCGCTTCCGCCATGGCCACACACGACAAATGGCGCACCACTTACTTTTCAACGCCGAGTTCCAAAACCCATCCGGCTTACCCGTTCTGGACGGGTGACGAGTGGCGCGGTACCGATCCGAAACGTAAAAATGTGGTATTCCCGACATTTGAAGATATGCAGGACGGTGGCAGGGATTGCCCGGATGGCCAGTGGCGTTATGTCATTACCATTGAGGACGCTGTCCGTAACGGCTTCAATCTGGCCACCATTGATAAGCTGCGCAACCGCTACAACAAAGACACCTTTAACATGTTGTATATGTGTGTGTTTGTCGATTCCGGCGCGTCAGTCTTCAAATATAACGACCTGGAAAAATGCGCCGTTGATATCGGGCTTTGGGATGATCACGACCCGGATGCCGCGCGGCCGTTCGGCAACCGTGAGGTATGGGGCGGCTATGACCCGGCACGTTCCGGCGATACCTCCACCTTTGTTATCGTTGCCCCGCCGGAAAGACCCGGCGAAAGCTTCCGGATTCTGGCCACCTACTACTGGCAGGGTATGGCATGGAAACACCAGGCAAAACAGATTGAGGATCTCACCAAACAATACCGGTTTACCCATATCGGCATTGATACCACCGGTATCGGCCACGGCGTGTATGAAATGGTGTCAGACTTCGCGCCGCGTATAACAACGGCCATTCACTACAGCCAGAACACCAAAACACAACTGGTACTCAAAATGATTGACCTTGTCGACGATCAGCGCCTGGAGTGGAACGAGGAACAAAAAGAGATTCTGGCCAGCTTCCTCGGCATCCGTCACACAATGACCGGCAAAGGCGGAGCTATGACATTTGTCGCAGACCGCAGCAAAGAGACAGGGCATGCCGATGTGTTCTTTGCCACCTCTCACGCAGTGGCCAACGAACCACTGAACAACGAAAAACAGCGTAAATCAAAATACCTCTTTCAAAAGGCTGCATGATGAGCAAAAAAAAGTTACGGAAGACCGCGGCTAAAACGGCCGGCACAAAACGGAATATGAGCATTATCACCCTGGGTAAGCCTGAGCCGATTCTGACAACCCACACGGACTATCAGAATATCTGGTATGACAACGATTATGATCACTATACGCTGCCGATTGACCGCACTGCGCTGGCGCAACTGGTAAACCTGAACGCACAGCACGGCGGGGTGATTCATGCCCGGGCCGGTATGGTGCTGTCCGATTTTATGGGCGGAGGTCTTAACCATCAGGATTTACGGGCATCCTCACTTGATTATCTGATTTTCGGCGATACGGCCATTCTGAAACTGCGTAATTACTGGGGTGAAGTGACCGGCCTGCATGTCCTGCCCGCTCTGTTTATGCGCCGACGTAAAGATGATGATTTTGTGATACTGCAGGAAGGGGAGCCGATGGTTTATCCGCCTGAAGATGTGATTTATATGAAGCAGTACGACCCGCAACAACAAGTTTACGGCATCCCGGATTATATCGGCGGCATACATGCGGCACTGCTCAACAGCGAAGCAACCATTTTCCGCCGCCGTTATTACCACAACGGCGCACACACCGGCGGCATGATTTACTGCAACGACCCGATGCTGACCGATGAAGTGGAAGACATGATCACAGAGAAATTACAGCACAGTAAGGGCATCGGTAACTTTGAAACTATGTTCGTGCATATCCCGAACGGGGATGCTGAAGGGATTAAATTTATTCCGGTGGGGGATATTTCCGCTAATGATGAATTCAGTAACGTAAAAAATATCAGTGCTCAGGACGTTCTCACCGCCCACCGGTTCCCGGCAGGGCTGGCCGGTATTATTCCCGGCAATGTCGGCGGACTGGGCGACCCGCTGAAAGCGCGAGAGGCATACCGGCAGGATGAAGTTATCCCGGTGCAACGGATGTTTGCTGACGCGGTCAACAGTGACCCTGAAATACCAGAAAATCTTAAACTCCGTTTTAAAGAAGATGCCGCAGGTTCAGGTGAAAAATGAGACAAAATAAAGTAAAATTACGTGAGTTAACGGTTTTATGGAAAAATAACATGCGCAAGATGAAAGTATTTTGTCCGGTCTGCGAAGCAGCCGCAGTAATACGTAAAAGTAATCGCAAACACCGGGAGCTTGCCGATCTGTATTGCGCCTGTTCTGATGTTGAGTGCGGCCATACCTTTGTTTTACAACTGACTTTTTCACACACTCTCAGCCCCAGCGCCAAAGACAAAAAACATTTACTGGAAAAAGCCCTGACCGGGCTTAATTCTGAACACAGACAGATGGCACTAAATCTGATTAATGCGAGTGTCGCCTGACAAACAAGCCGCCGGAAGGTGGCTTTTTAACTTCATATAAGGTTACTTTCTAAAAAGGATAACTTCTCCACATTAAAATCACGAAGAAAATCAAAGATATTTAAATCATTAATGATTACTTCATTTATATCACCAATCCCTAAAGACGATTCAATAATCTCCTTCTGCTTATTATTAATATTAGATAGATGTGAATGAAAATCCAGACCTAACAATTCAATTATATTATTGATAATCGTGTATTTACTGCCACTCACGCCATCAAAGTTATTATTATAAAATGCCTGAACACTATTAAGAACATTTTTATCTCTTTCTTTTTTTGGTATTTTATTTTGAATAACTTTAACTTCATTAACTGCATCAAGATATTTTTTTCTTAAAATAGCATTTTCTTTATTTATTTTATTTTTTTCATCAATAGCCTCGTCCCTTTCTTGAGCTAATACTCCTTCTCTATCTTTTGATGCTGTAATTTCCTCTTGCATTCTTTGAATTTTTTCCAACCCCCCTGTTTTTTGTAGCTCATAAGCTAATTCAGCATCTGCCCTTTTTTTTCCTGTAGTCTCCCTTGATTCGTATTCTGTAACTTCTCTATCCGTACGTATCTTCAGCGCTCTTATCACAATTGGCTTTAATAATATATCAATACCTAAAGAAAAAGCAGGAAGCAACCAGCTATATAAAAAAGCAAAGACCAACGGAAATAGAAAAGATTTATATGAAATTAATGCTGATATACTGTTTATTTTATCGTCTATTTCTTTATCACCAAATAATAAAATTAAGATTACTTTCCAATTAAAAAATAACCAAGAAAAAATAAAAGAACCAACAATAGGATTTTTAACTCTTTCTATCATTGTTTCAGATGTACATTTAAATAAATTAGCAAAAAAATCTTTCATATTAATTCGCCATAAAGGATTCATCAGTATTTTGGATGGTCAGCTTTGTATCATATTTTCTAATGTTTTCCAAGTTATCCTGATACCCGCTCTCTGCCAGTTCCACGACCAACATTAGCAAAATACTGCGCTCTCGGACTGTGCAACTGCTACCAGCCGCAATCCTGGCTATGACAGCGATCCGTTCAAGGGTCGAAACATCATCTAAATCAATCACGGTAATATACCCCTTAAAATACTGTATATAATTACAGTATATTTAAATAATTTAAGCTTGTGAACATCTATTTTTCACAGTCCGGATCGCATTTTGCCGACCCGCGCCAAAATTGACGCAGATTTTTTTCTATATTTTTCATATTTTTCTGTTGTGCTGGCTCGGTACCGCAACTGGCCATCCGGCAGCAGGGTAATTTCCCGGCCGTCTATCACAATTCCTGATCCACTTATCAATTTTCCGGCCTGTTCCGGGCTGATTTCTCTGCCGGTTGACCGTAAATCTGCCATCACAGACCGGATTTTTTTCTCTTTTCCGTTAATCGTCCTCCGTGCCTCCGTACAGTTATTGACAGAACTCCAAGGGGGATCAAAACCCAAACCACCACCCGCAGCCGCTGGCTTTTCTTTAGCAACCAGCTGCCATTTGGTTGTCCGGGTGAGGTACTCAGATGCATCACCAGCGATCGGAGAATAAACACCACTGATACGCTGAACGTCTTCGCCGTACTCATTACCCATTTCAGTGACTTCATAGGACATGCGCACGGTTAAATCCTTACGGGCGACTGTCGCGCCGCCCTGTAATTCGGTGTAGGCGAACCAATCGCCGATATCTGCGGCAAATCGGACGTTATCCATGTCCTCAGTGGCCAGTATTTCTTCCTCCCCCGGCAGGCGACGCAGCTCACGCCAGACGCTGACCGGTGCACCACCGATTTGCTGAAACTGCCGGATTCGCCATCGTGCAGCCCAGGCAGAAACGTTTTTCGCAATCTCTTTGCAGCTTTTGCCGGATTCCTCGTCTGTTTCGTCGTCCATGGCAAAGCCGTCGATATTCTTTGAGATATATTTAGCGATATAGCCTGTTGCGCTGCCTTTTTCTTTATCGATCGGAATGGCTTTAAATCTGGCTTCTTTGGCTCCTTCACTGCCCAGTTCGTCAGCGTCTTCTTCCCTGGCGTATTTCGCAAAAGTGGTGCGCAGGTCTTCCGCATGATCAGGGTGAACAAACAGCAGCAGGTGCCAGTGAGGGGTTGAATCGTGGTGAGGCTCGACAACGCGGAACCCGAACGGGCGGATGCCTTTACGTGCATAATCAGCCCGGACCTTCGCCCAGACACCGCACAGATATTTTTGTATATCCCGTGGATTGCAGCCGTTCCACTGATTTACAAAACCACCCGTACTATATGCATTGTGATACTTTGACGGCGCTGTCAGCGTGTAGAACTCACCGACATAGCCCATATCATCAGCCAGATTCTCAAAGCCGCGCATGCGCACCATCAGTTCACGGCGGCGCTGTGCCGGATTGGACACGCTGCCAATCACCATGTTTTCCAGCGAGACCTTTTCCCCGAGGTCATTTTGCAGATCAAAGTTTTTGATAAACTCGCGGTTACGCTGTTTTTGTTCCTTCCACTCTTTCAGGGCCCGGCGGGAAACATACGGGGATGCTTTGCTCTGAACCTGTCCTACCGCAATAGCAAGATGCTCTGCACGGATATCACGCATCCGTTTTAAACGCCCGACCCACCACTTTTCAGACATCATCCGCAGCATGCCGGATATCATCTGGTTTTCAGTCGGTTTTTTACGGCCAGCAGTGAATTGCTGCCAATAGGGCGCAACGGTACCGGCTTGGCAGACTACCGCTCCGATACGTTTAAAAATACGTTTGGTGGCTTCCAGCGGTGATACATTTTCCTGAATTTCGCAGTATTCACGGAAAATCATAATGATGTGATTGGCCATGCTCAGTGCCAGTTCTTTGATGGCCTGTTTACCCATCCGGTGCAGATCATTCAGGCGGTCAACGATTTTTACCGGGAATGCGTCAAAGTTGCGGGTGTCATGGTCGATGTGGTACTCAGCGGTGACCATTCTGTAGCGGGGGAGAACATCGGCACAGCGTTCACGCAGGTATGTGTTAGCAGCTCTGCGGCCGTTTTTTTCAGCGCGGAATCTTTTGGCATACTGCGTGGCGAAGTAATACGCCAGTGAGTTCGGCATGTCAGCAGTGAACTGGCGCTGAAAATCCAGATCATCCGGGTTTGCCTCATACATAACGCGTTCAGCCAGAGTTGCATCTTTCGACAACCCCGGCTGATATTCTTCGACCTGGCGGCGCATTGATGTGAATACGTCGCTGTTGTGCTCCGGCGTTACATCCATGTTACGCCCCGAGTGTGGCAATAATTTCGGTGACCGGTTTGCGGTTTCCGTTCGCCGATATTTTTCGCGGTGCTTCTATTTCGTGGATAGTGAAGCCTAAATCCGCATAGAGCTCTTTTGCGGCCAGCGAGTTTGACACCGTGACCGGATTGCCTTTGGTAGCATGCAGGGCTTGCAACGCTTCGGCAAGAGCGACCTGATCACCATCATTAAAACCTTCGGTGTGGTACTGGGTAAAACCGGTTCCCATATAAGGGGGATCACAATAAATACCGTCACCGGCACAGGTCTGTAACAGCGTTTCCGCCCAGCCCTGGCATTTTATATCCGCTTTGTGTGCTTTAGCAGCAAATGCGTGTATTTCTTCTTCCGGGAAGTATGGCTTTTTATAATTTCCGCACGGTACATTAAAACCACCTTTTTGATTATAACGGCATAGGCCGTTATAGCAGTGACGGTTTAAGTAAATAAAATAGGCTGCGACATGACACGGATTTAATACATGTCTGGATTTGTTGAAAAATTCTCTTTCAAGATAATATCCTGACTGAAAATATTCAGTCACAAAAAGCCTGTGAGCGGTAGATAAAACTAAATTTATATTCACTGATGCTACTTGCTGATATAGGGTAATTAAATCGTCATTCACATCTGCAATTAAATACTGCTCATAGTCAGTATTCATCATTACAGCACAGGAACCGGCGAACGGCTCAACAAGGCGGTTTGTTTTTGGCAGGTGCGGGCGCAACTGTTCCATAATGCCGACTTTTGAACCCGCCCATTTGAGGATTGTTTTCTCTGCCATCTCACACGCTCCGGTAATGTTGCTGTTTCAGTTCATGGGTTTCCTGGCAATCAATACACCGCTGGCAGCCCGGCACTTTTAAACGGCGTTCTGCCGGTATTGGCTGGCCGCAGTCGATGCACTCAGGCAGAGAATCACCAACGCGACGATTTACTATCGCGTTGATGCTGTGCTCTAAAACCTGTTCCTGCATTTCTGCGGAATGGTCGATATAGTCAGGCATGGTCGCTCTCCCGGCTTTCGTTCTCTGCCCGACTCGCTTCCCCCTCAAGCAACTCAGCAATCTGGTAGCAATCCAGCCTGTCCCGAATGGCCAGCATGCCGACATTGCGCATGCGGAATGCATAACGGTCTGCGATTACGCGACGCTCATCCGTGCGAACTTCCTTAATTAAAAGCCCGATAACGGCCGTGTTATCGGAATCACATTTATCTACCGGCATAAAACCAGGTGCAGGTATGGTCATGATGTTTTCCTTTTTTCAGGTAATAAAAAGCCCTGACCGATTAAGGTCATTAAAAACTTATTTATATAATTACTGTGGTAAAACGAGGTGCTTCGGTAATATCGCGCTGATTGCTCTGATATGATTAATTGCTTTTACAATGTCAAAGATTTCTTTACTACTAAAATCATTGTAATCACAATCATGTTTTTCCTTTTCGATATTCGCCATATATAAAATAACGCCAAGGAATTTTTTATTGTCCTGGTACATCGGATCAAAACGGTCACGCATTTCTTTAAAGAATTTTTCCAGCTCTTTATTTTCCACGCCGAAATGTTCAGAGCGTAATTTTGCAATATGGTTTAACCCGTCTGTACGCTGGCTGATTGGAATAGGAAAGGCGCGTGGTTCGCCGATATCATAAGCCTGTTGCATAATGAACCTCACTTAATAATGAGAAAGGCCAGCGCTATTAAAGAAACAATCAGCGTCACTTTATCCGCGCAGGTGTGTTTTTTGTGTGAATGGCGCATAACTGACTCGCCTGTTAATTTGTGCTGAAATTGGATATTCATAACTTCCTCACATCATCGTGGTTATCGCATCCACAGCGGACACGAAAGTAGGAGTACCGTGTAAACGGGCTGAGATAGTCACACCGATCAGCGTCAGGCAGCGGATTGCTGTATTTACCCGGCTTTTCATTTCGTTGGCACTGGCAGCATTAATGCGACTATCTGAAACCGCTGCACCAGCCAAGCTTCCTACCTCTGCTGTCGCTTTCAATAAATAAGTGCTGATGTTTCCGCCCTTCAGCTCATTGACCGGTACTGACGGCTGACACTGCAACTGCTCAAGCAGTCCGTCCAGTATTGAAGCGTCCTCTGTTTCGTCGGTCAGTTTCAGCAGCTCAAGGCACGTCAGCATGTGCGGCTGATCCGGATTCAGTTTGTTGCGCAGCATCTGCGGACGCATTCCGATGTTCTCCGCAATCCGGACCAGGTCACCTTTGTGTTTTGCAGAAAACGCAATACACGCAACTTCAAAGTGGTTTTGTTTGGATACCTGATAATCAAACATGGTCTTTATTCTCAAAAAGCGAAAGAATCACTCCGCTTCCAGTGAAATGTTGCAGGATGCGGCGGCTTCAACAGTCAGCGCCAGCATATTGATGAAGACTTTTCCGCCCTTCAGATTCGGGTTCTTACCACGAACCGGCAGACGGCCATCTCTGATCATGTCGCGGACTGTCGTTAGTGCCATGCCATGACGGCGGCAAAACTCGTCTACCGGCAGAAATGGTTCCTGTACCGCGATTGTAATGTTTGGACGCATAAGGCAAAATCCTCTTTATCTGTACTCAGTCATTATTCGCTGTCATTCAGTGTCATTCGCATTTATCACACTGACGGACACACAATATTACGCAAAATGCGCATTGTCAATACGTGATGTGCATTTTGCGTTTTGGAGTTTACTGCATGTCACAATTTAAATTACAGATGGATACTGATAGCGCCCCTGTCTTAGATAGGATCATTGAGGCTTATGGCTTCACCTCAAAACTACAATTAGCCATCCATTTTGATATGGCGGCCAGCACCCTATCTTCACGTTATAGGCGTGGCGGATTTCCTGCTGATTTAGTAGTTCAATGTGCGGCTGAAACTGGCGTTACCTTAGAGTGGCTGGCCACCGGTAAAGGAAAAATGTATGAAAATCAGTCAGTAGATATTTTACGCCTCATAAACCATAAATTGATTGATGGTGAAATATTTGAAGCAGGCGACCTGATGATTGACAAGGTTATATTTGGCGCAGGTATTCCAATCCCATCAGATCCAATCAGCGTACAGGACGGTAAAAATTATTACCTGGTAGATAAAAAACATGGGGAAGTTTTTGACGGTCAGTGGCTGGTAAAAATTGATGGACGGCTCAGTATCCGCACGCTTACCAGAATGCCTATGCAAAAAGTGCGCGTCTCCGGTTCCGGTATGGCGTTTGATTGTGACCTAGCTGATTTAACTGTTGTCGGGCGAGTAGTAAAAGAAATCAGAGACTGCTGATATGAAAAAATTAATCTCTGTACTCAAAATTTTAGTATTGGCTGTACTTGGCTTCTTTTTACTTGCCTGGGTTGCCATCCTTCTGGACGAAAAAGCGAGCCAAGAAATCCCAGCTATTCCCCTTTTAATATGCACAGCGATTCCTATGGGGATATTTATCTACCTTTGGTACATCAAAAAGCCTACACCTAAACCTACCGAAAGTTTTAGTGAGCGAGTCCGTAATGAATTTGAGCGAATAAAAGCTCAGACAACAGACAAAGATAATTTGCCTCCTCGCACCATTTCTGGTTTTGGTGATGATACCTTTGACCCACCAATTCCAAGTAATGATTATGTCATGGTAAATGGTGAGGCGCTTATATGGGAAGGCAGCACAAAACCGGCATCAGTAAAAATCAGAGATGAGAGAGATAAAAAGCACGGCATCTTTACCCGGATGGTTATTCGTCAAGATGGTGAGTTCTATCTGTTTTTAACTGACCCAGAATCTGGTGAGGATACTGAGATCAGAGAAACAGAAATCCAAACAGCGATCACCGTTGGTAAAACGCGATATGATTTCGTGGAGCTATGCCGCAGGGTTTTTGGTCTGGAACTACACGAATTATTTGAGTATGCAAAAGCTATCCGTTATGAGGCCAAAGAACCTAAGTTAATAGTTGAATTCCCAGCCATCCCTACTACATTCACCTACCTTTCAGAGTCAGGCAAAAACCGCCGGACAGTTGATATCACTGAATATAAGAGAAATGGCTACGGTGATGAATACATAGCCGGTTATTGTCATCTACGGAATGAGCACAGAAATTTCGCAGTCTCACGCATTCAGACAATGCTAGCGTCTGATGGGTATCCTAAATATCATTTTCATGATTGGCTAATTAACGTTGCTGGGGTTAACGGCAATGGCGATCAGTAAACAGCTAGATGGTAAATGGTTAGTTCAGTGTTTCCCCAATGGTAGAAACGGACGCAGGATCAGAAAGCAGTTCGCAACCAAAGGTGAAGCAATTGCCTATGAGCGCTACATCAAAGAACAGGCTGAGGATAAGCCCTGGCTTGGTGAAAAAATTGACAGACGTTCACTGCTGGATTTGGTCGAAACGTGGTACCGCTCCCATGGCGTTACACTGAATGATGGTGCAAAGCGACTATCTGCAATGACGTTTGCCTGTGAAGCCATGGGTAGCCCTGCCGCCACAGAGTTTACTGCAAAGCTGTTTTCTTCCTACCGCGAACAACGGATCAGCGGAAAGCTGACCCGTTCTGACCGGGTGAAAAAAGTTACCCCGCGCACGGTCAATCTTGAACTGGCTTATTTCCGTGCCGTGTTCAATGAGCTATCCCGTATTGATGAATGGAACGGTGAAAATCCGTTATCCAAAATCCGCCCATACAAAACAGATGAACAGGAAATGGCATTCCTGTCTGATGAAGAAATTATCAGATTACTGGCTGAATGTGAGAATAGTTCGGCTCCACACTTACTGCCGGTGGTGAAGATTTGTTTATCTACCGGGGCGAGATGGTCAGAAGCCGAAGAATTATCCGGCGGTCAGGTTACCAAAAATATGATCACCTTTACCAAAACCAAAGGAAAGCGTAACCGTTCCGTACCAATCAGCGATGACCTGTACGCATCACTGCCAAAATCCAAAGGCTCAAAGCCTCTTTTCAGTTCCTGTTATTCTGCGTTCAGAACTGCTATCAAACGGGCTGAAATTGAATTACCAGCCGGGCAGCTATCTCACGTTTTACGTCATACATTCGCCAGTCACTTTATGATGAACGGTGGTAACATTCTGGTACTCCAGCGCATCCTCGGGCACACCGATATTAAAATGACAATGCGTTATGCACACTTTGCCCCGGATCATCTTAATGATGCGGTTATGTTTAATCCTTTGGTTAGGTTAAGGAAGTAATATGTGGTGGGTTATTGGTTTTTTCTTTTCATTGATATTGTTTTTTTGTTTTTTCAAAAAAATTCCTTCTATTGTTTTTAAAATATTAAAAAAATATAATCTTTTATTAAACTCTGATAGTTTACATTCACAACGTCTTTTTCAACTAGCAATTTCCCTTCCTTTGTTTTCAAGTTTGTATTTTATGATATGGCTTGGATGGGACTACCCACCTCGCTTGGATAGCACAGGGTTCAATGCTTTCTTAAATATACAAAAATTCCCGTTAGGTATTTTAGCATTGTCTCCTATACTCGGTGTTTTTGTTGTATATGCACACCGTTCATTACAGACTGAAAAACAGATCAAAACCGCTGAGGAACAGTTGACAATAGCAAGAAAACAGATAAGCACAGCAGAGACCCAGTTACAAGAAGCCCAGAATAAAAATAAAGTTGATATTTATTTTTCCAGAAGGAGATTTATAATTGAGCAATTAAAAGATATAAGCCTTGGTAGTAGAAAAAACGTAATACAATCACCGAACTCACTTTACTTAAAATATTACGATACTAATAATGACTACATCGATATACCTAGAAATGATAAAATTCATGAATTAAATGTAGCCATAGAATTTCTCACGAAAAGAATAGTCACATTGAAAGACACTGTTAGACTAGATTATAATGATAAGAATTACATTATTATTGCATTAAAGTTACATCATAAAACAATAGCTAATATTGACACTCACCTACACAAAGTCAAAAAATTACTACAAATAAAGGATAGAAATAAAAATATATTATCTCGTAAAAAATTACAAAACCATTGGAAAAAGTCTCTTAAGGAATTTAATTTAGAAAGTAATGACTTCGCAGGTATATCTAAACTAGATTATAGTGATTTGAATACTTTTTTAAAAGCAATTAACTTAAGATTAAAGTCAGAATTAGAAAATATAGAAATCACACTAACCGAAACAATTAGCATATTATTTAATAAGAAAATAATTAGTGAAGAGCTATCAAGCCATGAGCAATATAAAAAAATATCTAAAAAAATAATCAGTAACTATCTTATATATGAAAAATTAATCCGAGCAGAAAAAGATACTATATAA